GTTCTGGAAAAACATGCCTTAAAGACCGTCAATATTACGACCGGTGTATCGAGAACCAATACAAAAACTGGTACAGGTGCTTCCACGATGGCTTGCTCATTAAACCCACGTGGGATGAGTGGACAACCGTGCTTGCATTGGGGAAGGGAGCATTTTCCAAGTTTACACACACCTGCACAACATGTGCATATTCCACAAGCACACTCCTCAACAGCATTCAAGGCGGGCAGGGAATCGCATGCTTGTGTTCGAAAACGCGCCTAAATGACCGTCAATATTACGACAGGTGTATCGAGAACCAATACCAAGACTGGTTCAGGTGCTTCCATGATGGCTCTGTCATCAAACCCACTTGGGATGAGTGGACATCCGCATTTACATCCGGAAAGGGACAACAATCCAAGTTAACACTCACCTGCACAACATGTGCATATTCCACGAACACTGGCTCCATCAACAGCCTTCAAAGAGGGCAGGGAATCGCATGCTTATGTTCTGGAAAAACATGCCTTAAAGACCGTCAATATTACGACCGGTGTATCGAGAACCAATACAAAAACTGGTACAGGTGCTTCCACGATGGCTCTATCATCAAACCCACTTGGGACGAGTGGACCACCGCGCTTGCATTGGGAAAGGGAAAAGAGACCAAGTTAACACTCATCTGCACAACGTGTGCATATTCCGCGAACACAAACTCACTAAACCACATTCAAAGAGGCCAGGGAATCGCGTGCTTGTGCGCAATGAAGAAGGGAGCACAAGCAGTATCCACTTTCCTCGAAACATTTCCGGGCTTACAGTGGTACAAAGAGACACGCCTCTATAAAAACCCGAAAAGTGGTTGTTATTGTCCTTTCGACTTCACAAATGCGGAACATAAGATCATTGTCGAAGCAGACGGACGACAGCATTTCCAGTTTATTCCATTCTTCCATCGTTCACAGGACGAGTTCGAGAACCGTGCTCTGATTGACCTGGAGAAAGAGAGATGGGCTGTTACCAACGGTTGGCTACTGATTCGCGTTCTCTCGGAGGACGCATTGTACGATCAGCATGAATGGAAAGACTACATACGGTCGCATATCGATTCCCGAGTAACAAATTCTGTACACAACGGGGCGGTCGTTACACCTGATGCAACGGATTACATTGAAGGAGAATATGCGATCAAGAGAATGAATCGCTCACCAAATTCTTGATTTGGTCTGCTATATTTTAGTTCTCTATTTGGTCTGCTATATTTTAGGTCTCCTTTTTTGTTGTTAGGTAGTCTATCAACTCGCGACAAACTATATTCAATGTTGAAGACTTGTCTACGTCTGGTTTAATCAAATGAGTCCTGTAACAAGTATTTTTGCATATTCATTGGTAGATATTTAAACTCTTCCCACCGAGTATATATAGCATGTCTAAAATTGTGAGTTCTGAAAAACTCCTAGCGGAAAACCCAAATCGTTTTGTTATGTTCCCGCTTGAAGATCAGAGTATATGGGATGCCTATAAAAGACAAATGGATTCATTCTGGCGAGTCGAAGAGGTAGATCTCTCAAAGGACATGTCTCATTGGAAGACTCTGACGAAAGATGAACAGCACTTCATCAAGTACATTTTGGCATTTTTCTCGTCAAGTGATGGTATTGTTCTTGAGAACCTTGGGAGTCGGTTCATGACTGAAGTACAGCTACCGGAGGCACGTGCGTTCTATGGATTTCAGATGATGATGGAAAACATACATAGTGAGATGTACAGCGTCTTGATTGACACTTATATTGCAGACGAAACAGAAAAGATGGAGTGTTTCGGTGCAATCAATGCTTTCCCTTGTATCAAGAAGAAGGCAGATTGGGCAATGAAGTGGATATCGGATAAGCGGAGTAGTTTTGCCACTCGCCTCGTGGCTTTTGCATGTGTAGAGGGTATTTACTTCAGCGGATCATTCTGTGCTATCTATTGGTTGAAAAAAAGAGGACTTATGCCAGGACTCTGTTTTTCTAATGAGTTGATTAGTCGAGATGAAGGAATGCATACAGACTTCGCGATCCTACTTCTTTCGAGACTACAGAAAAAACCATCAAAGGCAAAGGTACATGATATGATAAAGGATGCAGTGAGTATAGAAAAGGAATTCATTTGTGAGGCCTTACCGTGTCGATTGATTGGGATGAACAGTGAATCTATGGCTCAGTATATTGAGTTCGTAGCTGACAGACTATCACAGCAGATGGGTTATGGTAAGGTATTCAATGCGGTAAATCCATTTGACTTTATGGATATGATTAGTATGGATGGTAAGACTAATTTTTTCGAGAGAAGAGTAGGCGACTATTCCCTTGTCCGTGAGACCCGAAGCGATAATGCATTTGACACAACGAACGTGGTCTTTTAGGCTCGTATGTGTAGAATTACAGAATCGGGTACTAATTGAGATTGGAGTGCGTTTAGCTTTTTGTAGCACTTGTTAATAGTGACTTCACTAATGTCACTAGCAAGACTTACATCCCGCTTAGATACTGCGGCTTGTGCAAGTACAGCAACGAAATAAACGATACCTGCAGCAACTGCATGAGGTGTGTTTTCAGGAATCATATTATCAGTCTGCACCTTCATAGCGATAAATGATGCTAGACGAACCAAATTAGGAGACATGCTGAGTTTACTCGAGTACCGGTCAACAAAGTCCTCAGGACTTGTTTTCTCAAACTTACTCTTGCTGGAATTATCCTGATCCCTCTCAAGGCTATTCAGAATCGTTAGTGCATTCTTACATCCCCTAGTGGCACTGGGTGCATCTAGATTGAAGATGACTGCGATCTCTTTTGCGGTACGTGGGAATTTATTAACCCGACAAGCGATGTATATTGATGCCGCAATGATACCATCGCGGTTGCATCCCCTAAATGTTCGCTGACCTGATATACTTGTATGATACCGGTAAGCACTATCAACAGCTATCTTAGGGATACCGGATGCTGCAGCATGAGCTCTGATCCGCTCGAATTCATCGTATCGTGCCTTCTCCTTATAAGGCATAGCTTGCCATTCAGTATAACGACGTACTTTTCGCATCTCATATGTAGTCCCCCAACCACATGCAACACGGCAACCGAATGAAGACTCATGTAACAAAGGGTTAATTGGCATACCACACCGAGTTGGGTCAGACCCACCATCGCTACCACTGTAGTACCGCCACTCAGGTGAGCTATCCAGAATAGCAGTCTTCATTTTTCCACAAGATGCGTCGCTACACGCCTCAAACCCATTTTCCAGAGTTCTCATACTTTCTCCACACGAACAGAGGTTGTCATGGTAGTCATCCGTACGATCGTATACTAATTCCACCGTATTAGAGTCTTCATGTTGAAATGCAGATAATATGGCATCAATATTACCCTTGCCCTTTTTGTTTTTTCGGGTTCTCTCTGATTTTGGGATAATTAATGCCATTCTCAGTGAATAAGAGAGCTCTTTAAGCTTTTTTGCAAAATCAATTTGGTGGTTTAATTAGTTTATCGGGTGTGTAAGGAGGAGGTGCAGTAGGTGCAGTGGGTGCAGTGGGTTTACGATATCCGCACTCTGGAATCAGACTACTATGTTCCACTAAACCATCATCCTTTGTTGGATTTTCTGTAGGTATACGATTTACAGTAGTGCGAACAATATCCGCCCACATCTCATCATCCAGTAGCCCATCTCGACGAAGCTGAGCGGCTGCATCCAAACTGAGAGCAATTACATGAGTATCATTTACTGCAGAATCTATAGCAAGTTGTGGTGGGTCCGAAGATAGCATGTATTTTACTGCAGAACTCACACTATAGCTTAAGTGCTTAACCACCCAATATCCTAGCTCTAGAGTGATATCAAGAACAACTCCGAGTACCATAACAATAGTCTGGAATTATTATTAATCCTAAAGGTTCAGCTATCATCATATACATAGCCAAATCGAAAAAAACAGTAACTACCCACGAAGCCGAAGAACCAAATGAAGTGTAGACTCCTTCTGGATATTATAGTCCGAAAGTGTACGCCCATCTTCAAGCTGCTTACCAGCAAAGATTAATCGCTGCTGGTCTGGGGGAATCCCCTCCTTATCCTGAATTTTAGCCTTGATATTTTCAATACAATCCGATGCATCACACTCTAAAGTAATGGTCTTACCAGTAAGGGTTTTCACAAAGATCTGCATTATATTATACCATATGATTAGCTTCTAAGCAATTTTGATCTAAGATAGCCGGTAAAGTAAGACAGAACCCTGTCAAATGTCGTTAGGTGCTTGATATCTGGACAAATATGTGGTTTACGACGTGGGCGGAGAGATATACCAGGGTGTCGGGTTATTGTATGTCTATCATAATAATGGATTCTTGGGAGTGGATCATCTCCCATATACCAGATTACGTTTGCCATCTATAATGAATATGGTAAGTATTTTTTTCCCACATCAATTTACGTTTGTGTTTCGTTTAACAAATTTATAGTTGATTTAAACTAAGTAGAAAGAGAGTGCCATTAAGATGAATGGATCATCAAGAAACAAAACCTATCATTACAAAAGATTCTCATAAGGAACGTGTTAAGGAACGTGTTAAGGAACGTGTTAAGGAACGTGTTAAGGACTGCCGGTGCACAACCTGCACAAAGACAAGAATGCCGTGGTCATATCAGAACCTATGATTCAGATCGAAAAGCACCGATTCCTGAAACGAGTACAACGTTCCAGCGTGTTATTGTAGCATTCATCGGTATGACATTTCGGGAACATCCACATATTGTAAACATCTGATGTGAAATCAAGACTATGGTTACAGAACATGTCATAGTTTCTATCTTCCTTCATCATGCGAATCAACTGAATAGCTTCATGGAGTGAAATAGCACATTTGGATGCAACTCGGATAATGTCGCTGAAAGCATGTGTTTCAGGCAAACACGGAGTCTTCCGGCAACAACAGTAAACTTGCATCATAACTCTACATGTGAGATTATCTACAGATACACTATATGAATGTATCTGTAGGATTTAATAATATTTCTCTCAAGCGAATTGCCATAGGTATATTAGCAGTTCTTGTCACAGATGGTATATGGTTAGGGTGTCTCTCTAAATACCTCGGAGTATATGAGGGACGAATAGATGACATGCCTACCTGGCGTCTTATGACAGCAATGGCTATGTATGCAATTATTGCCGCAGTGGTCGCGTCAGCTATTGTTCCATCGAACTATTATGATGCAATGAAGCTCGGTGCTGCTCTCGGATTCTTCGCATTCTTCGTGTTCAATGTAACCTCATGGGGTATCAATAAAAAATGGTCGGCGACTACAGCGTTGATAGACACAACATACGGTACGGTAGCATGGGCTTTCCTACTTGGAACCCAGACTATACTCGGATAGACTTATACGTACCGGCTATGTATGAAACATTCTCATATCCTCTGGTTTCAAGCCTTTCTGAAGCCATTCGGGCCCTCTGTCCCGTATTACAGTAGACCACAATCGGATGGGACTTGCTCGGTACAGGAGTTTTAGCTGAACCTATCTTCCCAAGGGGAATAGATTTAGCTCCTTTATAGTGCCCTAAGCGATATTCAGCGGGTGTACGAACATCGATGACCACCGCACCACCCTTCACTAATTTTGCGGCTTCTGAACCGCTTAC